AGGGTATCGAATGTAGAAGTCAATGAAAATGGTGAGCAGGATGGCAAAGCAAGCGGTTTAAGCCTTGATTTTGTTATGGCTGATGGCATTTACCCCATTTCGTGGGAAAATGGCATTGTGAGCGAGTGCGCTTTTGCAACTAAGCGGGTGATAAAGAATAAAAGCTATGTTTACTTGCAGATTCATGAGCGTGGAGAAAATGGGACGTATGATATAAAAAATTATCTGTTTGATGATACCGATGGAGCTATGACAGCGGTTAATCTAGCAGACATTAGAGAGTTTGAAAATGTACCAGAAGTTTTCCACACAGGCTGCGAAAAAAAGCTATTTGTTATCAATACGCCGAATATTGTAAACACTGTTAACCCTAATTTGCCAATGGGTGTATCTGTATACGCAAATGCTATTGACCAACTCAAAAACTGTGATAATGTGTTCGATTCGTTTAATACTGAGTTTATTCTAGGTCGCAAGCGCATAATGGTAAAGCCAGAAGCAATGAAAGGGCTGGACGGTGAGCCGCTTTTTGATGCCAATGACATTGCGTTTTATATCATGCCAGAAGATAGCGAAAACGGCTCTACAATACAGGAAATATCAAGCTCACTTAGAATATCGGAGCTTACACAAGGTATGCAGACAGCGCTTAATATGCTGTCTGTGAAGTGTGGTTTTGGTGAAAATCACTGGAAGTTTGACGGTGGAAACATTACGACAGCGACACAGGTTATTTCCCAAAATTCCAGCATGTTTAGGACAGTCAAGAAGCATGAGCTAATACTAGAGGAAGTCCTAATTGAACTTGTAAGGATTGTTTTAATGTTGGGCAATGCGTTTATGGGGCAATCTTTGGACGAAGATGTGGAAGTAACCATTGATTTTGATGATTCAATCATTGAGGACACTAATACCGAATTTCAAAGGGATGTGCAAATGGTGTCTATGGGTGTTATGAATACCTACGAATTTAGGGCAAAGTGGCTTAATGAGGATGAAGAAACAGCTAAAGCCAATTTGCCAAAAATGGAAGATATGCTGACTGAGGTAGTACCAGAGGGAACGAATGAAGAATGAAATACCCTATAACCCCTGAATACATTCTAAAGCTGCCATTGCGCCTACAACGGCTTTATATGAGTTTGGAAGATTACATACTAAGTGATATATGCTCTAGGCTCACAAGCTCTGACACGGTGCAGGAAACGGCACTAGAACAGATAAGAATATTACAGCGGCGGGGTTATTCGCTAAATAGCATAGACAGCTATTTGAAGCGCTTCACAGGATTAGCAGACAGCGAATTTAACAGTCTGTTTGATGATGCGGTGGAACGGAATCAGGCATACTACGACTACGTTATTTCAAAGTCCGATATTCTTAATGAATCGTTTGATAACTCTATGATGTCAACAGAAATTGAAGCCATTAGGAGACAGACAAACGGTGAGTTACAGAATTTAACCCGCTCATTGGGATTTTCTATTAAGCAAAATGGGAAAACAACATTTTTATCTGTTGCGGATGCCTACCAGAAAACGCTTGACGATGCCACAATGAAAGTATGGTCAGGGAGCACAAGCTATAATCAGGCCATACAAGAAGCAAAAAACACGCTAACAGCCAGCGGAATAAAGGTTGTGACATATCAAAGCGGCAATAAGGTACATACAGACCTTGCAGACGTTGCGGCAAGACGTGCGGTAATGACTGGAATAGTACAAATGTCTGGGCAATACAGCAATGCTTTAATGGAACAGACAGACACGCCATATATGGAAATCACTGCCCATCAGGGCGCAAGAGACATTGACAGACCGGGTATACCGTGGGCAAACCATAAAAGGTGGCAAGGTAAAGTGTATTCTATACGGTCAGGAGATATTTACCCTAATGTTTATTCAGTTTGCGGCCTTGGATATGTTGACGGCCTAGAGGGCGCTAATTGTAGACATTTACACCATCCGTATTTTCTAGGGGTGTCCGAAAGAACATACACGGACGAGGAACTAGAGAACATAGACCCGCCGCCGTTCAAATATCAGGGCAAGGAATACACAGCTTATCAGGCTACACAGAAAATGCGACAAATTGAACGGAATATAAGGGCTTTGAAGCGTAAGCGTGATGGCTATGATAAAGGCACTGATGAATACAAGGCGCTTAATGTCAGAGTGAAAACGCTTTTCAAGGAATACAATAATTTTTCCACAGTATCAGGCGTTACAAAACAAATTTCAAGAACGTACATTTAGAAAGGAACATGTTATGAGCATACTTAACAGCGCAAAGGGAAAATTTCAACGGATTCAAATTGATTGGGATTCTATTGATGGTACAGCCATTCCCGCTGGTACACCACTAGGGGCTGATGGACAGATTCACAATGACGGTGCAGCGCTAGGCATACTAACTAGCTCTGTATCTTATCCATGGAATGGCACAGGCGATATTTTGACAGCCGGTTATGTGGATAGGGCAGAAGCCGAAGCTGCAAGCGGCCTTGTTCTCAGCAATGAAGCACAGGCAGCATTACACGATGTCAAGTTTGATTCACAGGGCAAAATCAACTCTATGGTTGCTGTTGCTGGCTAATTGATATTTTCAGCAAAGGAACGCTGATTATATATAAAACATTCTAGGGGCGAGGGACAGCCCCCAAAGGAAAGGAAACGAATGTATTATGGCACTAACACGCAGATTTTTACAGGCACTAGGCATTGATGATAACCAGATTCAGGCTATTATTGATGAACATGCACAGACTGTGAATAACTTGCAGGAGGAAATTAACAAGGGCAAGGAAGCTTTGACGAAAGCTCAGGAAGATTCACAGCAGTTTGAGACAGTCCAAAAGGAACTGGATGAACTCAAAAAAGCGGATTACAAAGGAAAGTATGAAGCTGAAAAGAAAGAGCATGATGCTCTAAAAACCTCTGTCGAAAATGGCAAAACACAAAATGCCAAAAATGCAGCTCTTAAAAAGTACTTTGAGAGCAAAAATATTAAGGATGGCAACCTTAATATTGCTATGAGAGGTGTAAACCTTGATGATATTGAGCTTGACGGTGAAAATATCAAAGACACAGCCGCTCTTGATGAACTTGTTGCGGGTGACTACAAACCATTGATTTCCACTACTACTGGTGGCGGAAAAAAAGTAGTAGATTCGGGCAGCAGATTAGGCGGCGGTGGTGAACCAGAAAACAAGGTTCTATCTCTTGCAGAAGCCATGCACGAAAAATATGACAAAAACTAAATCTTTATTTTAAGGAGGCTATTGTAAATGCCTATTACTCTTGAACAGGCAAAAGTCGGTATGACCGACAAAGTTGATCAGTCAGTAATTGATATGTTCCAGCGTTCCTCTTTGTTGCTGGACAAGCTGACTTTTGATGATTCTATTTCCCCCGGTACTGGCGGCTCTACTCTTGGCTATAGCTATGTACAGCTTTTGACCCCCTCACAGGCTGGAATCCGTTCCATCAACAGTGAGTATGTTGCGGGAGAAGCAACCAGAGTTGAGAAAAACAGCAAAGCCGTTATTATGGGCGGTTCTTTTCAGGTTGACCGTGTTTTGCAAAATACTAGCGGTGCTATTGACGAAATGTCTTTTCAGGCAGAGCAGAAGATTAAGGCAACTCGCAACTATTTCCACCACCTTGTTATTAACGGTTCTTCTGCCAAAACTGGCAGCGGATATGAAACCAATACTTTTGATGGCCTGAGAAAGCTACTGTCTGGTACTCAGAATGAGTTTACCAGTGACACTTCTTTGACTACCGCCGCAGAGCTGGACGAAAACGGCAATGCGTTTGTTGACGAAGTTGATAAGCTGGTATCTTCCATTGATGGCAACTGTGATATGCTGCTTATGAACAATGTAATGTTGCTCAAATTGCGCTCTGTTGCCCGCCGAATTGGCTATTATGACAGAACCAAAGACGATTTCGGCAGATATGTCGAAAGCTTTGCTGGTGTCCCTATGGTTGATATGGGCAAGTATTACAACGGTACTAAGTCCATTGATGTTGTTGATACTACCGCCGCAACCGCTGATACTAAGGGTCTAACCTCTATCTATGCTGTTTCTTTCGGCTTGGATGCTTTTCATGGTATTTCTCCCTCTGGCGGAAAGATTATTCATACTTACATGCCTGATATGAACCAGCCGGGAGCTGTCAAGACTGGTGAAGTTGAGCTTGTTGCTGGTGTAGTCCTGAAAAACACCCTCAAAGCGGCTGCATTGAATAATATTCCTATCCTGCCTACTATTTGATGGGAGGGCTGAATATGTCAGCCACATTTGATTTTTACAGAAATATTTATTATGGGGAAGTTCTCACAGAGCAGAACTTCCCCGCTTTTATTACAAGGGCAAATATGTACCTAGACTATATCACGATGGGCAAGGTAAACAAGGAAAACTTGCCCGAAAGTATAGTAAGCAAGGTCAATATGGCTGAGTGCGCCATTGCCGAAAAATGCTTTCAAATAGATGAAACAAGCAAAGCGGCTGTTGAAAATGGCGGTGAAATAAGTTCTGAAAGTGTCGGATCATATTCACGGACGTTTCGCAGCGGCTATGAAGTTTCCAAAGAAGCGGAAGCGGAAATATATAGCATTGCGAGAAAGTACCTTGCATTTACTGGATTGTTGTTTAGAGGTGTGCTATGTACACGCCACACATAATTACCCTTATTAATGCCTCTGAGCAAACAGACGGAACAATGGAATACAATTCAACTATCCTTGACGGCGTGTTCTTAGACCTATCAAAACAAACCAACGTGAGCAAGAGCGGGCTATCTGATGCAGATTCAGCCACGCTATTTATACCATTCTCTATCGTTGGCAAAGATGCACTAGGCAGCTCCAAAAGCTATATAGAACCCAAAGCCTATGAAGCGCTGCAAGATAAGAGTGGATATTGGACACTTAAAGGCGGTGGCAAAAGTTCTGCTGTAGAGTGCTTTTTTATCAAGGGAAAAGTAGATACCGTTTTGAGCTATGCCGATTCTCTGACTGCCTATGACTATGTATATGCAGTAACAACAGTAGATTTGCGTGATTTTGGCTCTAAGGATATGCAGCATTGGCAAGTAGGGGGGAAGTAATGTATCTGAAATTTAATTGTCAGGTCAATATAGACCCTAACTTGATAAGCAATGCTTGCTCACAGACAGAGCTAAAGCTCACATCACAGGTCGCTAAGGACACAGCGCCTTTTGTTCCCGCTCTTACATTGGCTTTTAGTAACTCTACCCGCATTGTTGGCAACAACATTATATATTCGGGCATACAAGCTAGAATGTTGTGGGAGGGTAAGGTAATGGTTGATTCCGCAACAGGTAAAGGAGCACGGTATCTAGGTGATGAAATAGGCTATAGATTCCCCAAAGGCGCTTCCCTTGTTGCCTCAGACCGAAATTTGAACTATACAAAGTCGGTGCATGAGAAAGCACAAGACCATTGGTGTGAAGCTTCCAAAGCTCAGAACATGGAAAAGTGGGTTCGTGTAGCTGAAAAGCTTATGGAGGATGAAATGAATGGATGATAAAGTAAAAAAACTTGTTTCCGTTTCTGAAAGCTCAAAACTTTATAGGGCAATGCGGACATGGCTTAATTTATGTCCTGATAAGCCCTGCACAAAGGTTGATTATGAGTATCTACCAGAGTATAGCGGATTAGCACTTACAATCATTCAGGGCGCATACAAAACAAAGCAGTATATCACTGGCGGGTATCAAGCGCAAGTCCAGTTTAAGCTAGTATACCGCACTATATGCGGCACAGTGGACGAACGTATAAAAGCTGACGAAGTTTTGAACACATACGCTGAGTGGTGCGAAAACAATCTTAAAATGCTGGAAATGCCAACAGACAACATGAGGGCAAGAAAAGTCCAGCAAAATAGTGAATCGGTGATTCTGTCAAGATATGATGGGAACATCGAGGATCATCACATCTTAATGACTTTAATTTATGAGGTGAATGTATAAATGGAACTAGATTTCAAGTTTAGTACACCTACCGGGCAGACTGTGGCTCGTGAATTGCTCATTGCTTATCTCAACACTGGTACAAGCGAAGCCCCTAAATGGGCAGCCGTTGGCAAACGTGTTGAGGACAGCTCTATGGAATATGATTGGCAGACTGAAACCAAAAAGGACATTTTGGGTGACACTTATGGCACAATGAAAAAGCCTATTGTTACTCAGTCTTTTGACCCTTGCGAGGTTGATTCTGCTGACACAGCACAGTTTGATTTGTGGGTTGATGGTGTCGTAAATCAGGATGCACAGGCACTAGCAAACAAAGACATGCTTATTGCCCACTGGTACACTACCGATGGCGGCGAGGTTGTGGCAAGCTTTGCCGAAAGATACGCTTCTTGTATGGTGGAAATCACAAGCCTTGGCGGTGAGGGTGGCGGCAATCTTGGTATGCCTATTAATATTACTTATGGCGGCACTAGGACGCTTGGAACTGTGACTAAGGACGATGCAGGCGCTGTTACATTTAAGAAAGCAGCGTAAATGGAGGTTTAGAAAATGCCTAATATTAGCTTTGACACTGGCTTAGTAGAGTATAGCTTTAACGGCGGTTCATGTACCGTGACTTTTAACCCTACAGACACAAATTTCATTGAGAAAATTTTCAACACGTTTGACAAACTAGATAATGTGTATGAATCCTATCTTGAACAGCTCCAAAAAGCAGAGGAAAACGGGGCGGCTTTTGCAGTGACAAACACAATGGACAAAGAAATGCGGGGGATGATAGATGAACTTTTCGGTAAGCCTATCAGCGATGAACTTTTCGGCAGCATGAATCTATATGCAGCAGCGGGCGGGTTGCCTGTTTGGTGCAATATGTTTTTGGCAATTATAGACGAAATTGACACGGCTTTTGCCAGAGAAAAAAAGGCAACTAACCCCCGGATTCAGAAGTATACACAAAAGTATACTAAACACTAATGTGATGGGGAGGCTGGAACAGTCTCCCCAATTTTTAATACGATGAATTATTCTTTACCTAAAAGCGTTGATATTAACGGTGAACAATACGCAATAAGATATGATTTCCGAGTAATACTTGAAATTATTGAAATGCTCAACGATGCGGATTTAGAAAACGGTGAGCGGGTGAGCTGCTTACTGAAAATGTTCTATTGCGAATATGAAAAAATAACCGACATAAAAGAAGCCGTAAAGCAGTGCTATAAATTCATTGATATGGGTGACGATAGACCAAAGAAAAAAGCTCCCCGCCTTATTGATTGGGAGCAAGACTTTGAATATATCATAGCCCCGGTAAATCGTGTCCTTGGTTATGAAACAAGAGCCGTTGACTATGACCCAATTTCCAATACTGGTGGTGTCCATTGGTGGACGTGGCTATCAGGGTATATGGAAATGGGCAGTGATACCTTGATGGCACAGATTATCACAGTCAGAAACAAGCTTGCAAAGGGCAAAAAGCTTGAAAAGTATGAAAGAGAATGGCTGAGGAATAACCGCTCAATAGTTGAGATTAAGCGCAAGTATAGCGAAAAAGATAATGACCTGATTAATGAATGGACGAAAGGAGGTAGTGTAAGTGGCTGATGCAAATATTGTTTTTACTGTTGAAATGGATGATAAAAAGGCTCAGTCAGAGCTTAACAGCCTGAATAAGAAGATAACCAAAACTCAGGATAGCATAAATAATTTGAACACTCAGCATAACGGCCTTGCTGAACAACTCAACGATGCCAACAAAGCGTGCGTTGAAACCCTTAACAGTCTTGACAAATTGAAAGAAGCCCTTGCGGAAAGTGAAAATAAAACCTCTGTAGAAAATCCAAATTTCATTGATGTTGATACTTACAACAATGAATTACAAAAACAAGCTGAAATTCAAGCTGAAATAGCTGAACAGGAAAAGCTACTTGAAACGCAGGAAAAAGCTGCGCAAAAGCTGGCGGCACAAGACGAAAAGGTTTTGGACACATTAAAGCAGCAAACCGCCGAATATGAAAAGCAGACCGCTCAGGCTGGCGATTTACAAAAACAGGTTGCAGAAGCCGCCGCCGCCGAATATGAAAAGCTCACTACTGGGAATGAGAAGCTTAGTAATAACTACACCGATATGTACACAAAGCTTACCAGCAGTATAAGTAAAGCCGATAAAGCCCAAGTAAAGGCAACTCTAAATTTCAAAAAAGGCTTTACCACAATGCTTAAATACGGTTTTGGCATACAGTCAATATATGCCATTATCAATAAGCTAAGAAATGGAATTAAGGAATCAATAACTACCTTTGCTGAGTATGACACAGAAACTCAGAATAGTATAAATTCATTAAAGCACAGTATGAGCACTTTGAAATTGAGCTGGGGTGCAGCCTTTGCACCTATAGTAAATGCTGTTGTACCCATACTGAAAACGCTTATTAGCTGGTTAAACACGGCGGCGGCAGCGTTTGCTAATTTGCTTGCTATTTTAGGCGGCAAAGGCACGTTCAAAAAGGCTGTAAATAATGCGGGAGAATTGGCTGACAGTTTATCCTCTGGAAGCAGTTCGGCAAAGGATATGGTTAAATACCTATCTGGACTTGACGAAATTAACACTTTTACCTCAGAGAGTGACAGCGGCGGTGGGGGTGGCGGCTTATCCACATCAGACTTGTTTGAGGATGTGGAAGTTGAAGAAACACCATTCACAAAGTGGCTAATGAACCTGAAACAAGTAACATTGGATTATTTCAACTCGCTGGATTTTAGCAAGCTCATTTCATCTTTTGAGAATTTGAAACAGTCTGTAGACGATTTCGTAACTGAAATAGGTGATGATTTTACATGGCTATATGAAAATATATTCTTACCATTTGCGGGCTGGATAGCAACAGAAGTAGCCCCGGCCTTGGAAGATATACTTGCAAACGCTCTTTATGTGCTCACGTCAGCGATTCAGGCGGTAAAGCCTTACGCACTTTGGCTATGGGAAAACTTTTTGCAGCCTATAGCAAGCTGGACAGGCGGGATGATAGTAAGCATTTTGGAAGAAATAGCTGAATGGCTAGGCAAAATAGGAGATTTGATAAGCGGGAAAACTACCTTAAAGGAATTTATTGATAGCTTAAATGGGGACGAAATAATTTTAACCTCAATAGCAACTGCTTTAGGACTTGTCGGAGCAGGATTAGCAGCATTAAAAATCGCTTCTAGCATAGCAAGCCTTGTGAAAGGGGTTTCCAGCGCATTTAGCTTTTTAGCTTCCCCTGTCGGCATTGCGGTTGCAGCTATTGCGGCAGCGGTGGCGATTGGGATTACTTTATACCAAAATTGGGACAGTATAGTTGGATGGATAAAGGATTTGTGGCAAGGGCTGGCTGAAAAAGCTACTAGCATATTCCAGAATATCAGTAACGGCATAAGCAAAGTTTGGACATTTATAAAAACAAACACCGTTGTTGTATGGACATTCTTAAAGAATCACATTGTTGATGCTGCAAGTAGCATTTATAGCACAGTTACTAGCATATTCCAGAATATCAGTAACGGCATAAGCAAAGTTTGGACATTTATAAAAACAAACACCGTTGTTGTATGGACATTCTTA